CCTTTTCAGGATTAACTATTGTTAATGCATCAACAGTCAGCTCACCTTGCTGAACATTAACTGTTGTCATGATGTCATTACTTTTTCAAATCTTCTCACCACATTACTAATAATACCTGGTGAAATAATTTTGATTCTTCTCTTAGCCTCGTTTCTTTCATATTCATCATCATATAAACTTACTGATGTGTAACCTGATGATTCGTGATTTTTTCTCAAGTCTCCATTCTTATAATATGCAACACCATCTTCCTGATTTATTACTGATGTTGGTGTAAATGATTTTGTGGAGACCTTACCTGTTATCGCTTCGTCTGCAACAAAGTTTCCGCCTTCAATTGCAATCCTATTGTTTTCTGCATTAACTTCTATAACTCTTCCTTCTGATGATACACTTGTTACCTTCTCTCCAAGTAAGAACTTATTTGTGACATCAGCATCGTTTGATTTTCGTGCAACGATATCTGTTGAAGAACTTCCGATTGCATATTGTCCTGGATATTTTTTGTCTATGTATCTCTGAAATGTTTGACTGTCTTTAACCCAATCATAATAGTTTTCTATATCATTGACTAGAAAGAATGTCCAATGTAAATTTGGATTGCCGTATAACTTTGTGGCAGTAATATCTGGTCTATCACCATCTGGTATATTATATAAGTTATACTCAACAATAGCACTTACAGCCTCTTGTTCTATTTTAGATTTACGGAAGAAATCTTTTATATAAACAATTTTACCATCTGCAAGTTGGTATTGTATTTCTGGAAAGTTAGTGAAATATCTATCTGCCATTATCCTGTTCCTGTATTCTTTTCTGACATATCTGGATTTGCCAGACTTTGTCTATCGACCACCGACATGTCATCAAGTGTTCCTGAACCACCTTGTCTGATTGCCTCGTAGTTGCCAAGAGTCATAGTCTTAATCTCTAAGAAGTTTAATGTTAATTGAATGTGAACTGGTTGACCATCTGAAAAGGTTGAGAATTTCTGGCCACCTGTATAATCTACTTGTGCGTTTGTGCATACAGCAGGCAAGAAACCATCTATATTATTTCCTAGAGGACCATCAAAAGAGATTTCAAATATATTTGGATAGTTAAAATAACTTGCGTTTACTTCTACTTCTTTTGTGACATCTTTAGTTTCAATAGCTGCATCATCATCTGGACCACCAATATTATCACCTGGGGTCCAATCAACTGATGTTAATTCTGAATATGCATCTGGCAACATTGAAGACCTAAAGATATAAATAATATCTCTTACATTCTGAGCCTCATCTTTTGATTTGGGCCAGAAGTCGAATGTGAAGTCCCACGACCTAAAAGGAATACCACCAAGCATTTGTTCTTGCATTGGATTAACAGCACGGCCCTCTTTTAGATTTGATAATCCGCCGGTCAATGTGTTTAAAGTCTGTTGCACAAACTTAGTTGCCACCTTATTGGCATGAGGAGCCATAGCTTTAAATCCATCGCCTTCACCGGCATTCTTAAAAGCATTTACAGCATCGTCTAATGCCCTTGCCATAGGATTAACTGTATCTGCATTAAAGGTTACAGACGATTGTGATATAAGTGCATCAGGAACATAAAGTGCTACTTGTCTTCGTGTATGAACAGGATGTGTTGTTCCACCTCTCTGTCTTCTCGGTCTACTTAAAAATACAAGGTAATTAGATAATGTGTCGTATGTTGGATATATAGCAGACATACCTTCAACAGCTGGAGCTTTACATGCGTATTCCTGTCCTTGATTTCTTGAACCAATTGATTTTTCTAAACTAGTCCTTCTAGCATCTAGTAAATCTTCAGCAGCTTTCTTTTCTTCACCCAAAGCATCTATAGCAGTAGTGTAGTTTATTGCCTGTATTTTACTTTGTATGCCCTTTAAACTATTGACAGCCTGTTTGACTTTGTTAAATTTGTTAATAAGTTTGTCGATAAATGCCATATAAATAAGCCTAATAGTTAATCTTTTTAATATAGTTATTTATGTCATACAGTGGAAGGTTCAAACCAAAGAACTATAAAAAATATAAAGGCGACCCTACTAGAATCTATTATCGCTCGCTTTGGGAGAGAAGATTCATGGTTTATTGCGATAATAACGCAAATATACTTGAATGGGGCAGCGAAGAAGTTATAATACCTTATAAATCACCAATAGATAAACGAGTGCATAGATATTTTCCAGACTTTTACATAAAATACAAAGACAAAAACTCTAAGATTGTTCGTGAAATCATAGAAGTTAAACCCAAGAAGTATCTTTCACCACCAAAAGAACCCAAAAGAAGAACCAAGAGATATATCAACGAAGTAACAGCCTATATAACAAACCAAGCGAAATTTAAAGCCGCAGAAGAGTTCTGTAGTGAGAGAAAACTAGGTTTTAGAATTTTAACAGAGGAACATTTAGTACCCAAAAAATGAACAAACTCCCCAAACTTTATATGTTTGATTTAGACGGCGTTTTAATCGATTCTAAGAAGAACATGGAGGCATCTTGGAACAGATGTAAGATAACACATAGTTTAGAACCAAGTTTTACAGACTATTTTGACCATATTGGAAAACCATTCGAAGATATTCTTAGTGCAATTGGTATAGAAGACAATCATCAAGAAATCTATGATACTTATGGTGGTGCATCTTTAGACAATCAAGATTTAATCACTATATATCCAGGCGTAATTGAAACATTGCGTAAACTAAAGAAGAATGGTAACAAGATTGCGATTGTTACCTCTAAACATGCAAATCGAACTATGGTAATGATAAAAGACTTACCAAAATTTGATTTTGTGTGTTCGCCCCAACAAGGACTAAGAGGTAAACCTGCGCCAGACCAACTACTCTATTGTATGTCGATGTGTAATACGGATCCATTTGATTCAGTTTACATAGGAGACATGAATGTAGACCATTGGGCTGCTCAAAGGGCGAATATAAAGTTCATACACGCAAATTATGGTTATGGAAAAGTGAAATGCGAAGTCTCGATAGACCAAATACAACAAGTAAACTCGTTGTAGGTCTAATACCTGCTAGATGGCACTCGACTAGATTCGAGGGCAAACCCTTAGCACCAATCAATGGTATTCCAATGATAAAGAGAGTCTATGACCGTGCATGTTGTTGTAATAACATAGACACTGTTGTCGTTCTTACAGACGATGAACGAATCAATGAGTATTGTGTAAAGAATGAAATGCGATGTATAGTCATTGAAGACGATTGTGCAACTGGTACAGACCGATGTGCGAAAGCACTAGAACTGCTAGACGGTGATATATTCGTAAACATTCAAGGAGATGAACCTCTAATAAATCCTGATGCAATTGATAAATTAGTTTCGAACTTTCCTATGTCTGCAATTGTAAATGCATATATCAAGATAAATCATGATTATAAAAGTATTGATAAGAATGTTGTAAAGGTTGCATTTGATAAACACCAACATGCAACACACTTCTCTAGATTACCTATCTCTGAATATCAACAAATGGGATTGTATGCTTTTACTAGAGACATGTTATCAATCTTTTCGACACTTCCTAGAGGTGAGTTTGAAGAAAGAGAACATGTAGAGATGTTTAGATATGTTGAGAATGGTTATAAGTTAAAAATGGTTGAAGTAGACGATGAAGGTCTTTCCGTAGACACAATCGAAGATTTAAAACGAGTTGAGGATTTTATAAATGCTTATAACTGAGGAAAAAAGTCCATATGAAGACTTTAAACACTTTCATATATCTGAGGAACCTGAAACCCTAATTGAAGCCGAAGAATACTTCAATTGGATATGTAAAAACAGGTCTAAACCGTATCTTATCACTCTAGGTGATTGTGTAGATAAAGATTTAATCGGAGAAAACAACACTCGATATAATGACGGTAGATTAGTAGATTATGTCGTAACCCTACTCGAAGGTATACATGGCCCAACCATCGATAAAAACACATTTTCCGAAGAAACTATGAAGGAAAACCAGAATAAAGTCTATCATTGTTGTAAAATTATGTATTTAATCGACCAATATCGAACAGTTGGCCTAGATTCCACTATTCAAGGCGTAATTGAAGGCAAAAATATGTTCATTCATCCAGGAATGTCACGAATATACGCATTGTGGTATTTAAAACCATTAAAAGAAGATGTTGTTATTTGGGATACCAACGAAACATTCTCTGATAGAACTCCATTAACATTTGAAGAGTGGAAAAACATCTTTATGAGAGTAAAAGACAAGGCATTCTTTATTGCAAGTGTCGAAGGTAGAATATTAGAGATGCATATGCAAGAAGATAGACCAACTATTGTTAATTCAACAGAAAACATCAAGTCTATGTTCGATAATAAACTTCCCGTGTTGCGTGGAGTCGGAAAAGATGATATAATGCCCTATGTTAGAACAGAAGGTTCAACAGGTGTAGCGATTGAGACTAAAAACAACCATACCCTGAGCCTAGCGGACCTGAGCTCGCTGCTGGAGCTCTATCCCAATTCTGTAGAAACAATAGAAAAAGAAAACTATAAAATTTATACTTTCTGACATAAATAATAGGCATGGAAAGTCTTATAGAGAGATTAGAACAAGAAACACCCGCTGAATTACAGTCGAGGTCGTTAGAAAGTTTAAGGTGGTTTCAACAAAGAGTTAAGACTATGAAATTAACTTCTGAAGCTTTCTATCATCAAAGTAATCTTAGAAAGGCAAGAAGATATCTTGAAGGTAGAATGTATACATTCTTCTATGATGCAAAGACTAAAAATAAGTTACCATATTGGGATAGATTTCCTGTAGTAATAATATTAGACTTACAACAAAATGGTTTTACTGGTTTAAATTTACATTATATTCCACCTAGATATCGTGTTAGACTGTTATATGAGTTATACAAATACATAAAGTTGGATGATGATACTAGAGATGAACACATGAAACCTCATATAAGAATGAGATATGAAATGTTAAGAGGCATGACAAAAATGAGATTCTTTAAACCATGTTTTAAAAAATACTTAACACAACATGTCGAGGGTCGTGCATTAGAAATTACACCTGATTATTGGGATGTAATGGCAATGTTACCACTCGCCGATTGGCAAAAGAAACACGCAAGGGAGGTTTATACAGAAAGTATAAAGATAATAAATGGTTGAAGAAGTAAAAAGTCAAACTAGGGCTGAAAAAAGAAAAGAGCGTAGAGAAGCAAGACCAAGATACCCAATAAGAAAAGCTCGAAGAGATAAAAGAGCTGCTAAAACAGCTGCAAGAGCTGAAGCATATAAAAATAGAGACCGATATAGCACAGCTAAAAGATTAAACATAGACCAATTAAGATACCAATTTGACCAAGGTGCAAGACCAAATAGATACGAAGTAAACTTCTTTTGTCCTAATTTGGGGTTAAACTTAGAAGGTGTTAGATGTATTAGTGCAACATTACCTGGTCGTCAATTAGAAACAGCAGACTGGTCTGAGTATGGACCAACAAGAAAAATGCCATATCAGTTAGGAATGGATGGCCAAGAAGTATCATTTACATTTATATGCGATTCATCATTTGCAGATAGATTCATGATTGAGGCCTGGCAAAGTGCAATATTTATGGGCCAAAATTATGTGTCATCAGAATCCACAAAAATTGATGAAGGATTAGCAGAGAATCAGGCCGGAAGAGGCAAAATTGATTCGAATTACAGGGTTCTTAATAATGAGAGAAAATCACTACTAGAAAAACAAGGTGATGTAGCAATGGGCAATTCAATCAATCCACAATTTGAATACTACACCAATTACATAGGTGAAATAATTATAAAACAAATTACAAGGTCTGATAAGAAGTCATTACAGTATAGAATACATGAAGCATATCCAATTTCATTTGCCCCTATGGAATTAAGTGCTGATGGCACTGATGAATTGATGAAATTTGAGACTACATTCGCTTTTAGGACTTGGGAATCTGAATACTCAAATCCAAATCCTGTAAGCGGTATAAATAAAGGAAGAAGATGGTTAGATTTATGGGCGAGTGTTACCAACCTCCAAAAAGGTGGCAATAGTTCAAATAACACTCTTCAAAGATTTAATGACCGTTTGGCAACACTAGGCGGCATTTTTGGATAGGATAAATTAGGAGAAACTATATTATGGGTTTACCAATACAGAAGGCTCCGCAGTATAAATGCGAGCTACCAATGTCAGGAATTGAAGTGAGTTATAGACCTTTTCTTGTAAAAGAACAGAATCATCTGTTAATTGCAAGAGAAAGTGAAGATGCAACTGCAATTTTTGATGCAATTATGAACTTGATTAAAGCAGTAACAGATGGAAAGGTGGATGGTGCAAAACTACCTCTAGTTGATTTAGAATATTTGTTCTTACAAATTAGAACTAAATCAATCGGAGAAACCGCCAAAGTTCCTTTGATGTGCATGAAAGACGAATGTGATGGTGTGGGTTATACTGAATTAGACTTAACAAAAATTAAAGTCGATGTCTCAGGAATACAAGACAGCAAGGTTCAACTTAATGAACATCTCATAGTCGAATTAGAACCACCAAGTTCCGAACTAGTATACGCAATAGAAGGATTAGGAGAAGTCGAAATGATTAAACCTATTCTTAGAGGTTGTATGCTTAGAATATATGATGATGAAAATATTTACGAAATGGCAGAGCATAGAGATTCAGAAATAGATGAATTTATAGAAAGTCTTACTGTTCAGCAATTTGAAAAGATTAGTGATTATTTTGGATCAATGCCTTCTTTGCAAGAAGAAGTTGAATACAAATGTGATAAATGTGGAGAGGTGTCTAATAATACACTCTCGGGTTTACAAAGTTTTTTTTAGTAACCCTTTCGCATGATAGTTTGTTTAACTATTACCAAACAAACTTTCAATTGATGCAACACCACCAGTATTCACTGACAGAATTAGAAAGCATGATTCCATGGGAAAGGGATATATACATTAACTTATTGATGCAGTATCTTGAAGAAGAAAAAGAGCGGCAGAAAGCAGCTGCCAACAGGAGAAACTAATGGCTAGAGATAGAGATAGAGATAGAGACTACGATGATAGAGACGACAGGAATGAAGTCGAAATTGATTTGGAAAAATACATGGCTCTTGTGTCCAAGCTCGATGACCAAGAAGATGTAATAAAACAACTAAAGGACGATGCAAGGAAATTACAAGAAGGTATAGAACCACCTAAGAGAAAGTTTATTGACTTGTTCTTAGACTCAAATGATTTAAACGAGAAGGCAATCATAGGGTTCATTTCATTCTTCCTAATGATGGTGTTTGGTGCAACAGACTTATTAACAGCTGTCATTTGGGATATGGACTTAAAGGTTTCTGAAACAATCTATACATCATTTGTCGTAGTGACACTTGGTGCATTTGGCATATCAGAAGCTGGAAAAGCATTCGGATCTGATAAATAGATATATGGCCAGAGCACTACCAAATCCAAACAAGCAAGAAATGCGAAACACCGTTCTTCTAACGGATACCCTACACCAGCAAACAGAAACCAATAAATGGTCTAGAAATGTTGATACAAACACTTTTAGAGCACAAGACACCATGGAGGCAATCAAGGAAGGTTTCGGTGACCGATTGGATACTAGTCTTAAACTCCAGAAAGAGGGAATTCAGAAGGATGAAGATGTAAATCTAGGTTTATATAAAGGCCTTAAGAAAATGACCGAGGCGATTACCAAACCATTTGAAGGCCTTTTTAAATGGACTGGAGAACTCACCAACAAGTTTACCGAGACACAAATAGAGTCTATGACTTTATGGACAAAAGGTACCGAGAATGTTTCAGCTGGTTTTAAAGAACTTGCAAATGGTGTTGGTACATTGGGTCCAGTATTCAATACTTTAAAAAATGTTCTTTATAAATTTATGGGTGTTGTTAATATACTTAAAGGAGTTATACAGATAGTCGCAAGCGTTTTCATGTTTCTTTGGAAACCAATCAAATGGCTTGGCAAATTTATAAAGAAGTTGGCAACTGGTGAGAAAGGTGAAGCCAAAAAGTTTTTGGGTGATACTTTTACTAATATCAAGGATGGTCTTAGCGATTTCTTTAGCGGCCTTAAGGAAAAATTTACTGGCAAAAAAGATGGTAAAGGTGGTGATAAAGACGGAAAGCCAGGCGACTCTATTGATGGAGAACAATTCGATGAAAGACTTCCAGAACTACTAAAAGCAATTCACGACACTCTACTTGGCCAAGGTGGCCAAGCACAACCATCATTCGTGTCAAAAGAAGAGGCCGATAAGGCGCTCGCCGATGCATTTAGTGATGGTTCCTCTGCTGATGCTGAGGAAGAAGCAGAAGAAGAAAAGATGTCTTTCTGGAAGAAAATGCAAGACAGGAAACAAAATTTTACTAAAAAATATCTTAGTAAAGAATTTCTCCAAAGAAAGAAAAACGATATGAAAATCTTTGCTATTCAGAAGCTGAATGAAGTGAAGAAGTTTGCGATGTTTTTACTTAAGTTCTTAATGCCAATAATAGCACTTGGCGCAGCTTTCTTATATCTCAAAGACAAAATAGATGGTTGGGCAGAAGCACCATTTGCTGGTCTCGCAAAGGCTGGTGAAATTGTTGTTAAAAAAATAGGGAGTATATTCTCAAGTTTGAAAGCAGGCCTCGCAAAAATGTTCCCTAGAATATTTGCACCCAAAGTTGATCCTAAACCTAAACCTAAACCTAAGGTTAAGACGAATATTAAACCCACTTCCGCTGCTTCAGGAGCAGATGATGTAGCTAAAAGTGGTACTAAAGCACTGGCTAAAACAGTAGGTAAAGGAGTTCTTAAAAGAATTCCATTGATTGGTGCAGGCGTTGAAGGCGCCATAGATGCCAAACAAAATGAAGATAAATTCGGTAGAATAAAAGAGGCGTATGAAAATCAAACACCAATCATAGAAGACGAGACAACTGGTGAATTAAGACCTCTAACCAAAGAAGAATTTGAAGCCGCAGAAGCTTCAATGACTGCGAATAGAGCAGGTTCAGCTGGAAGAACTGGTGGTGCTTGGGCCGGCGCAGCTACAGGAGCAGCTGCTGGTGCAGCTATTGGTTCAGTAATACCTTTCGTAGGAACTGCAATCGGTGGTATCATAGGTGGTGTTCTTGGTGGTTTTTGGGGTGCTAGAGCAGGCGATGATATAGCTACTAATCTTGCAAATCAGGCCGAAGGAGTAGATAACCCACAAGACTATATCGATAACTTGGCTGCAAACCTTCCAGACTTAGCTAGTGAACAAGGACAAGACCTTGCTAATGCAAATATAGATGTTGCAGATGCCGAGTTATTGGCCGCTGATGGCGGTGGTGGAAATAGTGCTATTGCTGTTCAGACTGACAATTCAGTAAGAAGTGAGTCTCACTATACTGGTGGTGAACCTATTGATGATAGTCAATTAGGATATTCGACTGCTTCCTAACTTATACTTTCTCTTTCGAGGAATAACTTTCGTTTTATCTTTATGCACCTGAGTAGATGCATGTAAAGGTGTTTCTTTTCGAGACTTTAGTTCACGCTTCTGAATTCTTATTAACTTCATCCTAATGGTCCCCAATCTTGAACTCTTCTTCTTGTAGAATGTAACTGAGCAGCTTTCTTTGCTTCAATCTTTTTCTTTCTTTTCAGTGCTTGATTTTTTTGATTTTTGATTCGATTAGGTTTAGCGTAGTATTGTCTATCTCGACATTCTTGAACTATACCTTTTCTTTCACACGCCTTTTTAAACCTACGAAGAAGCTGGTCGAATGGCTCGACTCTTTTCGATTTCGGATGTATTCTTGGTGTTACACTTGGCATATAATTTCTCTAAAAAGTGTGAAGTCGCCCCAACGCTTACAGCAACCCGCTCTTCACCGATTATCCCGCTTGATTTTGCTGATAATCTTTCCCCTACTCCGATACCCCCATATCCACGGCCGAAGTTTGTAGTTGCAATCAAAGGACACATTATGTAAACAACTACACCCTAAAGAAAATTAGCTTTCTGTAGCTAATTTTTTAAAGTAATCCATCGCATTATCTTCATCTGAATCACCTACCGATGTAGATTCCGCTGATGAGATTACAGGTTCTTCTGCTACTGTTTCAGTATTCACACCTGACCATGGCACTTCTTCCATATCTTGTGCAACTGATTCAGCAGTAGAGTTAGCAACACCACCTGATAGTCCAAGAACTCTATCGAGTTTTGTTTTCAAGTCTTCATATGACTTGAACTGAGATGGTGAAATTATCTCTGATAAAGGATTCAATGAAGTATATATGTCATTGAGTCTATTTTCATCATCAAAAAGTGGTGCTTGGGCATCGAATTCTGACTTGTCATAGTTCCAATAACCATCTACTTTTCTGATTTTGATTTTGAAGTTCGCACCTTCGTCTCTTAAGTCGAAAGGATTGATAGCACTCTCATCTTCAAATGCAGGAGAGATTGCCTCTTTTAGCATTTCAAAGATTTTTTTACCGTAACGGTACATGAATACTTGACCTTCATTACCAGGATTTTTAGGGTCAGAAACAACATAGATGTTGCTCACATAGTGAAGTCTACGCTTCTGTTTGCGAGCTAGTTCTCTGTTTGCTTCTATTCCAGTGTTCCACAACGAAGTGTTGTAGTCACTTACAGGGTCTTTCTTACCAATGGTAGTCAAAGACTTTTCAATATACCATCCACCTGGACCTTGGAAACCATGGTCGAAGTAAGATACCCATGGCATCTCTTCTTCACTAGGTGTTGGTAAGAAACGAACTACTGCGTAACCGTTACCTGATTTATCAAGTTCTGGTTTCCAGTATTTATCGTCATCGTAGGTTTTTTTCTCCCCTTGAGCTGGGGAGGCAGACTCCATGGCCTGTCTAAGCTTATCTAAAGATGTTGGCATTGTATTACTCCTTGTATTTGTATTGCATTGTATCGCATCTTATTATAACTCGGACTCAAAGCACGATGTGCCAAGAATCCATTTATCATCGATATTGAATCGAGATATAATACCATTATACTCGATTTTATCGAATCCGTCAATGGGGTTTTTAAAGAATAACTCCACATCTGGATACTCCTTATTTATGTGTTCCAAAAGCGCAATAAATTGTGCTTGTTGAGGTCTACCAACTCCACTGTTTTGTTCTGTATATGTATCTTGATAGGTATATAAATCATCACTACCATACACATTCTGTAAGTCTCCAAACTGTAATGAATCATATCCTAATAAACATATGTTATTATACCCATGATGAACAGCATACCCTAATGCATATATTCCACAAAAGGTATTCTTGAGGAGTTCATTTGTATATATAACTATGTTGTTGACATAGGAAAAAGAATATCCAATCATATAACTTCTCTGTTCATCACCATGATAGTTCTCTCCTTGAACTACAAATCTATCATCGTCTGGTCGTCTCGTCTCAATAATTTTTCCAGGCAAACCTTCTTTCATCATGTCCCACATCTCTATTGGTATTTCATTCCATTCGCCTACGCATGTTTTGTGAGACTTATAGTATTGTTCTTCTATCATAGCATTCTGAGGCGCTACATCTTGAACGAATAACATGTCTGGTGTATAGTCACGATATATCATATTCATTCCCCACCACTCATTTCTACCAGTGAGCCATTTAAGATTTACATTCTCTCTTGATGGTCCATTACCAACAAGATATAACATATCTAATTTGTCTTGCATAGTTGTATTAGTTTTTGTTTGTAAGTATTCTTATTAAAGGATATAAAAGCTTTATACTTATTAATTTTGTTGATTGTTTCTGGATATATCAATGTTTCGGCAATCAGTGTGTTCCACTTCTTACTGTATTCTGTTATCTCATCTAGAATACACATAGTCTCTAAAGATATCTTCTTACCTAGAAACTGTTTTAAGAGATAAGGGTGTTGCCCTTTATTGACTGTTAGTACCTCTTGAATACTTTTCTTCTCTAATAGTTTTGTTACATCTTGTTCGAACTGATATGTGAGTCTTTGATTTCTTTTCTTCCATTCTAAGTATACTTTCTTAGATTCATTATCAAGTAAATCTCCGACCCACTTGTCCTTTAATGATAAGTTTGCAACATAAAAATTTAGTAGTTCACTCTTGTATAATCTTGCGAGTTTACCAAAGTGAAATCT